CAGTTCAAGGTGGTCAATCATTATGGTCTTGCAGATGGAAGACACATTGCAAGAGTAAAGAAACAGTATAATGCAAACAAATTCATGGAAAAGGATGGTGACAAGTATGAATAAGAACAAGTTTGTCAGTGTAATGAAATTACATGGTGACACCCAGGAATCCCTTGCAGAAGCAATTGGAATTTCTTTTCAGAGATTGAATGCAAAAATCAATCAAACCAATGGTGCAGAATTCACCATGTCTGAAATCAGAGCAATCAAGATCAGATACAATTTAACTTCACAGGAAATTGATGAAATATTTTTTTGCGATTGATGTATCTTTGGAAGATACAAGGGAAGGCGGTGAAGATCTATGAAGGACAAAAACAGATTGTCTGTTGCACAGGCTGCTTCCCTGCTGAATGCTTCTGAACAGTTCATCAGGATTGGATTGCAGCAGGGAACATTGAAGTTTGGAATGGCTGTCAAGATGTCAGGTCAATACACCTATGTCATCACAAAGCAGAAATTTGAAGAAGTCACTGGAATCAAGGTTTCATGACACTATATTTGAAAGGATGGTACAAAACACATGAAAGGTTTTAAGGTTTTCAACCCTGATTGGACATGCAGGGGTTTCCAATATGAAGTTGGAAAAATTTATGAAGAAGATGTCAAACCAATGGTTTGTGACAGGGGTTTTCACTTTTGCGAAAAAGCAGCAGACTGTTTTGATTTTTACAGTTTCAACCCTGAAAACAAAGTTGCAGAAGTTGAAGCACTTGGTGCAATTGATTCTGATGGAAAGAAGTCTTGCACTGACAAGATCCACATCATCAGGGAATTGACTTGGCATGAAGTTCTTGACCTGGTGAACATGGGAAAAGAATGCACTGGTCTTTGCAACAGCGGTAACAGGAACAGCGGTGATTGGAACAGCGGTGATTGGAACAGCGGTAACAGGAACAGCGGTGATTGCAACAGCGGTGATTGGAACAGCGGTAACAGGAACAGCGGTAACAGGAACAGCGGTGATTGGAACAGCGGTAACAGGAACAGCGGTGATTGCAACAGCGGTGATTGGAACAGCGGTAACAGGAACAGCGGTAACAGGAACAGCGGTAACAGGAACAGCGGTGATTGGAACAAGACTTGTTTTTCCAATGGTTGTTTCAATACTGAATCACCAAAGATTTTCCTTTTCAACAAACCTTCTGATTGGACATATCAGGATTGGTTGAATTCTGATGCAAGATACATATTGAATTGCATCCCTTCCAATGTCCTTGAATGGATTTGGTCTGATGACATGACTGATGAAGAAAAGACTGAACATCCTGAACACCAGGTGACAGGTGGATTCTTGAAGCACATTGAAAAGGAAACTGGAAGACAGATGTGGTGGGATGGTCTTTCTGATCACAAAAAAGAAATTGTCCTGAACCTTCCTAACTTTGACAAGGCTATTTTCAAAGAAATCACTGGAATTGATGTTCAGTAGGAAGAAGGTGATCCCAAATGGAACTTTTTCCACATCAAAAAAGAGCATTAGAACAGACAGAAGGTCAGAACAGGGTTGCCTATTATTTGGACATGGGTCTTGGAAAAACCTTTGTTGGTGCTGAAAAGATGATTCAACTTGGTGCAAGTGTTGGTTTGGTTGTGTGTCAGAAGTCCAAAGTTCAAGACTGGATTGACCACTTCAAAAAATACTATGCAACACATGACAGGGATTATTGCTGCAAAGACCTGATTCTTGATTTGACCAATAAGAAACAAATGCAGATTTTCCTGAATGAAGCAAAGGAAGCAACCACACCTGACTTCATTGAAGATGAATGGACAGGTCAGTCATACCGACAAGAAAACCTTTATCCATTTTACATTGTAGGTGTCATCAATTATGAACTTGCATGGCGAAGAAAACAGTTGCTTCAACTGCAAGATTTCACCTTGATGTTGGATGAATCTTCCCTGATCCAAAATCAGAAAGCAAAGCAGACCAAGTTCATTTTGCAGATGCAACCTGACAATGTGGTTCTTCTTTCAGGAACACCAACAGCAGGAAAATATGAAAACCTTTGGTCACAGATTCACCTGCTTGGATGGAACATCAGTGAAGATGTTTACAACAGACAATATGTCAATTGGGTAAAGGTTGACACAGATGGTTTCATTCACAAGGTTATTGATAAAGATGACCCATACAAGAATGTTGAAAGGTTAAAGTCAAAATTGCGTGAACATGGTGCAGTGTTCATGAAGACAGAAGAATGCTTTGACCTTCCTGATCAGACTTTCATCAATCAATTTGTTCCTACTACCAGGGAATATTTGAAATTCATGAAAGACTGCATCATCACCATTGACACACTGAATCTTCAAGAATTCCATGATGATTCAGATTATGAAGGAAAGGATGTCACACCAAGGGTGGAATTGGTTGGTGACACCACACTGACAAAAAGAATGTATGCAAGACAGTTGTGTGGTCAGTATTGCAAATATAAGTTGGAAGCATTCAAGGAACTGGTGGAAAGCACCCAGGACAGATTGATTGTCTTCTATAACTTCAATGCAGAACTGGACATGCTGAAAAGGGTTGCTGCATCCCTGGACAGACCTGTTTCAGAAGTCAATGGTCATTGCAAGGATCTGACTGCATACGAAACAGAAGAAAATTCAATCACCTTCATTCAATATCAAGCAGGTGCAATGGGATTGAATTTGCAAAAGGCAAACAAAATCATCTACTTCACATTGACTGACAAGTCTGAACTGTTTGAACAGTCCAAGAAAAGAATTCACAGAATTGGTCAGAACAATCCCTGCTTTTATTACATTTTGATGTGCAGGGGCAGTGTTGAAGAAGTCATTCTGAAAACTTTGGAAATGCGAAAAGACTTCACAGATGAATTGTTCATGGAATATGAAAGGATGGAAAACACAGATGGAAAATAACACAAGTTATGGAAGGAAGATGGTCAGAAAATCCCCATATAAGAAAAACACCAAAACAAGAAACTTCATGATTTATTCAGTCATTGTGCTGTTGATTGGTGTCCTTCTTGGATGTCTTATTTGGGGATTGACACACAGAGAAAAGAACGAACCTGCAAGCAACAGACAGGAACTGATGGAAAATGTGATGCAGTTTGGTTCTTATGATGACAGAGTTTTTGAACAGGAAGTTTCAAGGGATTGGGCAAGCGGTGACCTGAACTTTGTTCCATTGGATTGTGCAATGGACTATGAAACACAGGAATTTGTCTTTTACTTATCCGCAGGGTACAACATAGACTGGACACTGGTCATGGCATTGATACAGAAGGAATCTTCATTCAGACCTGATGTCATCAGTGGTTCAAATGACTATGGGTTGATGCAGATCAACAAAATCAATCATGAATGGTTGACTGACACCTTGGGTGTCACAGATTATCTTGATTCTGAACAGAATATCAGAGCAGGAATGTTTGTTTTGAGAAAACTGTTTGAAGAATACAAAGAACCTGAACTGGTGCTGATGTGTTACAACATGGGTGAAACAGGTGCTTCAAGACTTTGGGCAAAAGGAATTTATTCCACCAATTACACAGAAGACATCCTGGAAATTCAGAAAGGGTTCAAAGAACAATTAAGTGGAAAGGAAGGTACAAACTAATGAAGTTATGCAAACAGGCAGCACAGACAGATTGTGGTCAGAAGATTTGTTGTTTTGAATGTGATCAGAAGACAACTTGTGAACTTGCTTGTCAGTTTGCTTCCAATGAAGGTTGTGAAAATCTTTATGAAGAAGAAACTGCAATGCAGGCATTCAATGACAAAGCAATGACCATCATGAAGAACATTGCAGCATTGGACAAGCAGAAGAAAGCACTGGAAGAACAGGACAAGGAAGTCAGGGATGCATTGAAGAAGGTCATGGATGAATATGGAATCAAGTCCTTTGAAAATGACATTCTGAAAGTCACCTTTGTTGCAGAAACAACCAGGACTTCCATTGATTCAACCAAGTTGAAGAAAGATCATCCTGACATTGCTGCAAAGTATTCCAAGACTTCCAAGGTTTCTGCTTCTGTCAGAATATCGGTGAAGGAATAATGGATTGCAGGGATTGCAAGTCTTTCAAGTTCTGCATTGAAAGTTCAAGAATGTATGCTTGCACTTCCTTCAAACAGAAAGAAGGTGAAACATGGCAGCGGAAAAAAACTTTGAAAACAAAATCAAGAAATTCCTTGAAGAAAAAACCTGTTGGTTCTTGAAATATTGGGGTGGTGCTGCTTACACAAAAAGTGGCATCCCTGACCTGTTGGTTTGCTGCAATGGTTATTTCTTGGGAATTGAAGTGAAAGCACCAAATGGAAAACCTTCCCCTTTGCAGATCCACAATTTGAAAAAGATTGATGAAGCAGGCGGTTTTGCAATTCTGCTTTATCCCAAGGACTTTGAGTTGTTCAAAAACTTTGTGGACTGTCTGATGGTTGGTGATGGTGAAAATGCACTTCACAATTATGACATTCTGAAAGGAAGGTGGTCAAATTGATTGTATCACATAGCAGGATAGAATGTTTTGAAGGTTGTCCATATCGTTATGATTTGAAATACAACCAGGGAATCAAAACCATTCCACCTGATAATGCAGACAATGCTTTGTTCCTTGGAACAGCACTTCACACTGGTCTTGAAAAAGGTGTGGAAGCAGCAGTTCATGAATATTTTATGTCATATCCAGTCATCACAGATGCACACATCAATGAAGCAATGAAACTGGAATACATAATTCCAAAGGCAAAAGCACTGATTCCTGATGATGGTGAATTTGAAGTGAAGATTGAAGATGATGATTTCATTGGATTCATTGACCTGCTTGTTCCTTCCAGGACAGAACAGAAACTGAATGGTGAACATCAGATCCTTCCAAATGTTTATGATTTGTATGATTTCAAATATTCAAACAATGTCAGCAAATACAAGGATTCACCACAATTGCACTTATACAAATATTTTTGGGAAAAGAACAATCCAGGAAAGGTGATCAGAAATCTTTATTTCCTGTTTGTTCCCAAAGTGAACATCAAGCAAAAGAAAACAGAAGATCTGTTTCAGTTCAGAAAAAGAATTCAGGATGAATTGCAGCAGGTTGAACCATCTGTTGTTCCCATTGAATATGATCCTGAAAAGGTCATTCAGTGGATGTGCAGTGTGAAGCACAGTTTGGAAGCAACAGAATTCCCTAAAAGCAAAAGTTGGTTATGCAACTATTGTGAATATAATGACTATTGTCAGAAAGGAAACGATTTTATGAATTTACCAAGTACAGAAAGAAGACAGGTTGGACAGACAACCAAAAGAAAGATTTGGATTTATGGTGCTGCTTTCAGTGGAAAGACAACCATGTTGGATGATGCACCAAATCCTTTGAACCTGAACACTGATGGAAACATCCAGTTTGTCACAATGCCTTATGTGTCCATCAAGGATGAAGTCACTGTCAATGGCAGAATGACCAACAGAAAGTTTGCATGGGATGTCTTCAAGGACACTATTGCAGAACTTGAAAAGAAGCAGAATGAATTTCAGACCATCATCATTGACCTGCTTGAAGACACCAGGGAAATGTGCAGAATTTACATGTATGACAGTTTGAACATTCAGCATGAATCTGACAGCGGTTTTGGCAAGGGTTGGGATATTATCAAGACAGAATATCTTTCCACTATGCGAAGATTCTTCAATCTTGATTATGAAAACCTGGTTGTCATTTCCCATGAAGACATTTCCAAGGACATCACCAAGAAGAATGGTCAGAACATCACAAGAATTGCACCGAACATTCAGGATGCTATTGCAAACAAGATTGCAGGCATGGTTGACATTGTTGCAAGGGTTGTGGTTGAAGATGATGACAGCAGAACCCTGAACTTCAAGCAGAATGAAGTGATTTTTGGTGGTGGCAGATTGAAGGGAATCACACAGACTTCCATTCCCCTGTCTTGGGATGCACTGATGGATGTTTATGATCAGGCAAACCAGTCCACAGAAACCCCTTCTGTTGCCCCACAGAAGCCGACTTCCACAAGGGGAAGAAGAACATCACAGAAGGAAGAAAAACCGACAGATGAAGGTTATATGACTTCTGATGACCAGTCTGAACAGACTGATGCACCTATGAATGCACCTGAAACTGCTGAAACTGCTGCACAGGAAGCACCTGCAACCAATGATGCACCTGTTGAAGCACCGAAGGCAGAAGGTGAAGATAAACCGAAGACAAGAGTTAGAAAAAGAAGGGGTGAATAATCATGGAAAAATTTCTGAAAGATCTGCTTGAACAGGCAACCAAGGATGGAAAGGTTCATGTCATCAAGGTTGAACATGGTGAAGATGTCCAGGGTGTTCCTGAACCTGATGACATCTATGCAGAAGTGAAGCAGGAAGCAGAACACATTGCAAAGGTCAATAAGATTTTGTTTGATGCACATGTTGCAGCAGGCTTTGATGAAGTGGATGCACTGGAACTGACAGTTGCAGTCATTGGAAACAATAACAACTAATAAAAATTTGAAAGGTTAAAAAGGTGAAAAATTATGGCACAGAATATGTTTGATAAGTGGGACAAGGCTATTGACACAGAAGGTCTTGCAAAGGATGTTGCAGAAGCAGCAGCGAATGGTGGACAGGGTAATTTCAAGGAAGTTCCCCATGGTAACTATGAAGTAGCAATTCAGCAGATGGAACTGAAAGCATCCAAGAAGGGTGATCCCATGGTTTCCATTTGGTTCAAGATTGTTTCTGATGGTGACTACAAGGGCAGCATGATTTTCTATAATCAGGTTATCACCCAGGGATTCCAAATCCACAACTGCAATGAAATGTTGCGTATGATGGTTTCTGAAATGGCAGATGCACCTGTTGTGGAATTCAAGTCTTACAGTCAGTATTCTGAACTTCTGATGGATGTCTTTGAAGCGGTTGCAGACAACTTTGAATATGCTTTGAAGTACACCAAGGGCAAGAATGATTTCAGCAACTATGAAATCACAGAAGTGTTTGTTCTTGAATAAGGTTTGACCAAGGTCTTCCCAAGGTACAAATTTTTTTGAAATCACTGTATCTTGGGAAGATACCACATAAAGAAAGGATGTGAAGAAATGCTGTTCTATGACTTTGAAGTGTTCAAATATGACTGGTTGGTGGTGGTCATTGACATGACTGAAAAGAAAGAACATGTCATCATCAACAACAAAGAAGAACTTGAAGCACTTTATGAAAAGAACAAAAATGACATTTGGGTTGGATTCAATTCAAACCATTATGATCAATACATCCTGAAAGGAATTCTTTGTGGTTTTGATCCCAAAAGAATCAATGACTTCATCATTGTCAAGGGCAATCCTGGATGGAAGTTCAGCAGTCTTTTCAGGAATATCCCATTGAACAATTATGATGTCATGTTGAACCTGGACAAAGGTCTGAAATGGTTTGAAGGTTCTATGGGTAACAACATCAAGGAATCCAGTGTTCCTTTTGATATTGACAGACCATTGACAGAAGCAGAAATTGCAGAAACAGTGAAATATTGCAGACATGATGTGGAACAAACCATTGATGTCTTCATTCAGAGAAAAGAAGAATTCAATGGAAGAATGGGTCTTGTGAAACTTGCATGTCAGGGAAAACCTTTGGACATGTCCTTGATTTCCAAGACCAAACCACAATTGACTGCAATCATCCTGGATGCCCACAGGCAGCATGACAGGGATGATGAATTTGACATTGACTTCCCTTCCACACATCAAGTGAAGAAATATCAGGAAGTTTTGGACTGGTATGAAAACCCTGACAACAGGTGCTATTTCAGACACATTCCTGGAAAGAAACAACCTGAAAAGAACAAACTTGATGTCATGGTTGCAGGCTGTCCACACACCTTTGCATGGGGTGGTGTGCATGGTGCTTTGGAAAAATACCATGGTGAAGGCTATTTCTTGAACATGGATGTTGCTTCACTGTATCCTTCTTTGATGATTCAATATAACCTTCACAGCAGAAACATCAAAGACCCACAAAGATTTGTGGACATATATCATCAAAGACTGGAATTGAAAAAGAAGAAAGATCCTTTGCAGGCGGTTCTGAAAATCGTCTTGAATTCCACCTATGGTGTATTGAAGGACAAAAACAATGATCTGTTTGACCCTTTGATGTCCAACAAGGTTTGTGTCTATGGTCAGATTCTTCTGCTTGACCTGATTGAACATCTTGAACCACACAGTCAAATCATTCAGTCCAACACAGATGGTGTTCTGATCAAGATGCCTGATGGAATGGATGAAGATGAATGGTTCAACATCATTGATGACATTGCTTTTGAATGGGAACAAAGAACAGGACTTGCACTGGAATTTGATGAATTCAGAAAAGTGTTCCAAAAGGATGTGAACAATTATATTGTTGTCACTGCTGATGGAAAGTATAAGTCAAAAGGCGGTTATGTCAAAAAACTGGACAATCTTGATTATGGTGATTTTCCCATTGTCAATCATGCCCTGGTTGAATACATGGTGCATGGTGTTCCAGTTGAAACCTTTATTCATAAATGTGATGACCTGAAAGAATTTCAGATGGTCACCAAGATAACAAGTAAATATTCCACAATCCTTCATGGTGAAACACCTGTCAAGGAAAAATGCATCAGGGTCTTTGCATCCAAGAATTCTTCTGATGCAGGTGTCAAGAAGGTATCTGTCAGAACTGGAAAACCTGAAAAGATTTCCAACAGTCCTGAACACTGCTTCATCTTCAATGATGACATGGATGGTGTCAGATGCCCTTCTAAACTTGACAAAGACTGGTATGTGGAAATGGCAAAGAAAAGATTGAAAGACTTTGGGGTGATGTAATGGATCTACAAATCAAATATGACAATGGTCAAATGACAATTCACATGGATGCTTTCTTTCCTGCATCACAGGCAAGGTTGAAAAAACTTCTGAAAGTGGTTGACCTTGATCATACAAATAAGGAAAACCACATTCAGTTGATGGAAACCTATTTCAATGAACAGATGCAGAAACTGGAAGAACAAAGAAAGTCTTCTGCAAAACTTCATTTGGAATATAGACAGAAAGCAGCAGACACACAAACCATGGTTGAATCCAGGAAGAAACCAAATGGTGTGTCACTTACAAAAGAAGAACTTGCTGATTGCAAAGACAGTCTGAAAGAGTTCAAAAGACTGGCAGGTGAACACTTGCAATGTCACAACAGATGTCAGAGAAAGAAGCAGCAGTTCAAATCAAACCTGGAAATCTTAAAGCAAAGGAAGTGATTGAAGGATGTTTTTCAAAGGTTATGTGGAAACCAAGGACAAAAAGTGCATAGAAAAATTCAAAAACCGAACCGACTTCAAGAACTACAAGCAAGTTCAGTCACTTCCTGAATTTGCAGGAATCCTTGCTGAAAAAACAATCCTGGTGGATGTTGATGACTTTGACCAGTCTGAAATCCTGTTCAGAATTGTGCAGGACAGACAGTTGAAGTGCAGGGTCTATGAAACAACCAGGGGAAAGCACTTTTTGTTCAACAATCCTGACCTGGTGAACAGTTGCAGCACACATTCCACACTTGCATGTGGTATTCAGGCAGACATCAAACTTGGAAAAAGAAATTCCTATTCCATTTTGAAATTCAATGACAAAGAAAGAAAAATCATCTATGACAAGGCAGACAATGAAGAAGCAGATGACATTCCAAAGTGGATGATACCTGTCAAAACTTCAATGGAATTCTTGAACATGGATGCAGGTGATGGAAGAAACAATGCATTGTTTTCCTACATACTGACTTTACAGTCAAATGATTTCAGTGTGGAAGAAGCAAGGGATGCAATCAGAATCATCAATGAATATGTTCTGAAAGATCCTTTGTCTTCTGATGAACTTGAAGTGATTTTAAGGGATGAAGCATTTGCAAAACCTGTTTTCTTCAAGGGAACAACATTCCTGTTTGACAAGTTTGCAGTGTTCTTGAAGAACAATCACCACATCATCAGAATCAATGGACAGTTGCACTTATACAAAGAAGGCATCTATGTTTCAGGTCAGGAAGAAATTGAAGCGGTGATGATTCAACACCTTCCACAGTTGAACAGGGCAAAAAGACAGGAAGTCATGGCATACCTGAACATTCTGATCAGGGAAAACACTGCTGCTGCACCTGCAAGATTCATTGCTTTCAGAAATGGAATCTATGATGTCATAGATGACAAATTCACAGATTTTGCACCTGAAACTGTTATCACAAACAAGATCCCTTGGGATTTCAACAGACATGCATTCAGTGAAGCAATTGATTCCATGCTTGACAATGTGTCTTGCAAGGATGCTTCCACAAGGGCATTGCTTGAAGAAATTGTTGGTGCTTGCATGTATAGATCAAACACACTTGCAGGTGGTAAAGCCTTCATTCTGACTGGCACAGGCAGCAACGGAAAATCAACCTATTTGAAGACACTTTCCAATTTGCTTTCTGAAAGAAATATCAGTTCCCTTGACTTGAAGAAGTTGGGTGACAGATTCAGCACTGTCATGATGTTTGGCAAACTTGCAAACATAGGTGATGACATTTCCAATGAATTTGTGTGTGACACTGCAATCTTCAAGAAGGTGGTCACTGGTGAAACCATTGATGCAGAACAGAAAGGTCAACCCAAATTTGACTTCAAACCATACTGCAAACCCCTATTCAGTGCAAACAGCATTCCAAGAATGGGAAAAGGTTCTGATTCTGCTGCAATCATGCGAAGACTTGTGATTGTTCCTTTTGAAGCAAGATTTTCAAGCAATGACCCAAATTTCAGACCTGAAATTGAATATGAATTGAAGGGTCAGGAATCCATGGAATATTTGATTCAGTTGGGCATCCAAGGATTGAAAAGGGTTCTTGAAGCAAGGAACTACACCACATCTGCAAAGATGAAACAGGAACTTGAAGAATATGAAGAAAGAAACAATCCCCTTCTGATGTTTGTCAAGGAATGTGATGATGAAGACTTCAACATTGAAGGTGAACCAACTTCCAAGGTATATGACAGATACAAAGAATTTTGTCTGTCTGAATCTTTGCAGGCACTTTCCAAGATTGAATTTTCAAGACAGATGGTCAAGAACTTTGAATTGAAGATTGTTGACAAGAAAATTGGTTCTAAAAAATACAGAGTATTTGAAGAAGATTGAAAGGGGTGAATCAATGAAGGAAACAATTCAGATTTTGGAACTGTTTGGTGGAATTGGTTCACCCAGGGTTGCAATGAAGAACCTTGGTGTTCCAGTCAAGTCAATTGACTATGTTGAAATTGATGAAAAGGCTGTCAGATCCTACAATGCAATGTTTGCTGATGAATTGGCATATAAGACACAGACTGTTGTTGGATGGAACTTGAAACCTGACATCCTAATTCATGGAAGTCCATGTCAAGATTTCAGCATTGCAGGACACCAAGGAAAAGCAACAGCAGCAGAAGGAAGGATCAACAAGGGCAAAGGTGCTGATGAAGGTTCAGGAACAAGGTCTTCCCTAATGTGGGAAACTGTTCACATCATTGAACAGATGGGTGAATGGAAACCTAAAATTGTGATTTGGGAAAATGTCAAAAATGTTCTTTCAAAGCACATGGTTCATAATTTCAACAAATACATTCAGTACATGGAAAACTTGGGATATACAAGCAATCATGCGGTTTTGGATGCAAGGGATTTTGGACTTCCCCAGGCAAGACAAAGGGTTTTCACAGTTTCAGTTTTGAATGATGAAGCATTTGATTTTGACCTAATGCAAAAGAAACCTATGAAAGACATTCAGTTGTTCCTGGAAAAAGAAGTTTCTGATTGTTACATGGTAACACAACCAAGTGTCTATTCTGTTATAGGTGCAAAGGGAATCAGAAGGGCAACTATCATCAAGGATTTTGCAAACACCATCACAACAAGACAGGACAGAACACCTGCACAGGTCATTGATTTGGGCGGTGGGAAATACAGATATTTGACTGAACTGGAATGTTGGAGATTACAAGGATATTCAGATGAAGATTTCTTTGCAGCAGAATCCACTTGTCAGGTTGAAGACAACAAGATGAACAGAACTTTGTATCATCAAGCAGGCAATTCCATTCCTGTTGCAATTTTTGAAGCAATGTTTGAAGTGATGCTTCCAAAATTTTTTGATTTCAATGTATCTTTGGATGATACAAGAAAGGAAGGTGGTCAGGATGGTGAAACCTGAAATGATACAAGATGACTTCATGGGTGACTTTTATCTTGGTTGTCCAAATTGCAAAGAAGCAATTCATTTTCCTATGGTCAGAAATCCTGAAAAGTATAAACCACAAAAGTGTTCCAAATGTGGTGCTGAATTTGATTGGAAAGGGGTGAAACTTTAATGTATGAAACACATAGCAGAGAGAGAGAGAGAGAGAGAGAGAGAGCAGCAAAGTAGAGATTGGACAGGTAATCAAAACAGTATTTATAAAACTTTGGGTGCTTCTAACCACACAGAATCTGAAAGACATGAACATGACTACTATGCAACTGAACCAAAAGCAATGGAACTTCTGCTTGAAGAAGAACAGTTTGCACCTGTTGTTTGGGAATGTGCATGTGGTGAAGGTCATCTTGCAAAGGTTCTTGAAAAGGCAGGACATGAAGTCATTGCAACTGATTTGATTTATCGTGGTTATGGTGACACTGAACCAATGGATTTCCTTCAAGAAACCCTTGATGATTTTGAAGGTGACATCATAACAAATCCACCATACAAATTTGCACTGGAATTTGTTCAACCAGGAAGAAAGGTTGCAATGTTTCTGAAACTGCAATTCCTTGAAGGAAAAGCAAGAAAGCAGTTCTTCCTGAACAATCCACCAAAAGTTGTTTATGTCAGTTCTTCAAGACTATTGTGTGCAATGAATGGTGACTTTGAAAAGATTCAGTCCAGTGCAGTTGCTTATGCCTGGTTTGTATGGGAAAAAGGTTTTTCAGGCAATCCAATTATAAAATGGATCAATTAGAAAGCAGGTGAAACAATTGTCAAATGTGATTCATCCTGGTCATTACAACATCCCAGGAAGAAAAGAATGTATTGAAGAAATGGTGGACAAGTTTGGTCATGAAAAGACAGAAGCCTTTTGTGAACTGAATTCCTACAAATACCAATACAGACATGAATTGAAGAATGGTCAAGAAGACTTGGACAAAGCATCCAACTATACAAGAATGCTGCAACAGATGATCAGAAATGATCCAAGGTTCAAAATTGCAGACCACTATGGACTTGAATGTCAGTTGCAGCAGTTGATTGAAGAAATGTCTGAACTGACACAGGCAATTTGCAAGTATTTCAGAATCAATGGTCAGGGTCAACCTGTTCCTGACTACAAAAGAAGCACAGTGGAACAGAACCTGGTGGAAGAATTGGCAGATGTGAAACTGGTTCTTGATCAGGTCATCTTCCTTCTTGCATGTGATGAAGAAGTGCTTGAAGTAATGAAACAGAAAATCAATAGAACTTTTGAAAGGATAGGTGAAAAGTAATGCAGGCAATTAGAGCATATACACAGATTTATGGTGATGTCAATGGACAGGAAATCCTGAACAAGATTGAAAGATGTGGAAGGGTTTGCTATAAGTCAGAAGGCAAAATTGAAGAAGGCAGTGCAGAAAAGTTTGTTGCAGGAATTATCAAAAGGGGTCATGAAGCAGTCCTTGAACATGCTTCTGTCACAGTGAAGTTTGTGGTTGACAGGGGTGTCAGTCATGAGATTGTCAGACACAGAATTGCATCCTACTGTCAGGAATCCACAAGATACTGCAATTATTCCAAGGATGACTTTGGTTCTGAAATCACCTGCATCATCCCCCATTATTTAGACTATAAGTCAGAAGGATGGGAAACCTGGAAGGCAGCAATGAAGTCTTGTGAAGATGCATATTTCAAACTTCTTGACATTGGTCACACAGCACAGGAAGCAAGGGCGGTTCTTCCTAACAGTTTGAAGACAGAAGTGGTCATGACTGCAAACTTGCGTGAATGGCGAACCTTCTTCAAGTTAAGATGTGCAAATGCAGCACATCCGCAGATGCGTGAAGTCACAAGACCTTTGCTTGAAGATTTTAAGAACCTGATCCCTGTTGTATTTGATGACATTACATATTAAGGGGTGACATCATGAACAGGGCAGAAAGAAGAAGGCTTGGAAAGAAAAACCATGAACCTGTCATCAATGTGAAAACCAGTGACTTCCAACAAATGAAACTGGATGCAACCAAAGAAGCATCTGACAAAGCCTTTTTCTTGATGCTTGCAATTCCAGTGATGGTTCTTCATGACAAATATGGTCAGTTGATGAAGAAGGTTGTGGATGGAAAGTCCAGGGAAGAAAGGTTTGCTGATTTCTGTCTTGATTTATATGATTCCTTTGAAAAGGGATATGTGACACTTGATGACCTGCACAAATGCCTTTGGGATGAAGCAGGCATCAAACTTGAAAGGGGGAAAGGCTGATGAACAAAAGAAATCCTTTTTATAATTCAGAAGGTTATCCTGACCCTACTGCATACCATGGAACAAAGGAAATCATCAAGGCAGAAAACGAACTTGAAAAGAAGGTTTCAGACCTGGTGCATGTCATCCATGACATAGCAGGGTTTGCAGGATTTGAAGTGGTTGGAAGAATCACCTTCAAACATAAGAAAACGGGAAAGGAATTCAGATAATTATGAAACCAGTTAGAACAGACACATGCAATGCAGTCTATACACTGGAAGGTTGTCAGGATCTTCCAGTGACCAAATACACCAATGCTGACAATGGTGAAATGGGTGTTGAAAGTTGTTGGGAACTAACACCTGATGAAATCAAGCAGATTCAGGAAACAGGCAAAGTGTATTTATACATCCAAGGTTCTATTGTTCCACCAGTGCTGTTGACAACAGAATCCATGGTCTATTTTGAAAAGGAAGAAGGTGCAGCAGATGATGAACATGAATAATGACAAGGATAGACAGAACAAGTTCCTGGAAGTCATGAAGTTAAAGGATGGAACACCACTGGTCAGTGTTGACCTTCTTGATTGGTTGATCAGTCAGGGGTTCTTCATGAAACCTGCTGCAATCAGTCATCATGGTAACTACACAGGCGGTCTGTTTGATCATTCACTTGCAGTGATGGAAGATCTTGTGGAAATGACTGAAAAGTTGGACATCAAATGGACAAGACCTGAATCCCCATACATTGTGGGAATGTTCCATGATGTGTGCAAACTGGATGACTATTGTGACAAGAATGCAATGGATACAGTGGTGATGGGAACAGGTTCACCTATTTCAAAAAAACCTGATTGGATTCACAATCCTGACAGAATGATGAAGGGTCATGGTGACAAGTCAGTCATGCTGCTTTCACAGTTCATCAATCTGACAGAAGAAGAAATGCTTTGCATCAGATTTCACATGGGTGCTTATAACACTGATGAATGGGATTTCTATGACAAAGCAATCAGGAAGTATGAAACAGTGTTGTGGACACACACTGCTGACATGTATGCATCAAAAGTTCAAGATGTTTGATGTCAGTTCAAGATTGGTTCAAGGTTGTAGTGGAAACATGTTGAACCTGAAAAAGTGTTGATTTCACAAGGGTTTGTGGTTCTTGGTTCAAGATGGTTCAAGATGTCTTTAACTTATTAGTACATAATAGAAAAACAATGAAAAATTATAATACTTCTAAAAATATCTATTAAGAGAAAAAAGACATCTTATCTTGAACCTTGAACCATTCCAAATTCAGAAAACCCTTGAAAACACAGGGTTTTTGACAGTTCCACATCTTGAACCAAGATATGTTGAACCTTGAACCAGGAAAGGAAGGTGATTTCATGACTGCAAAACAATATTTGAAAAAAGCATACAGATTGAATGACCTGATCAAGTCAAATCAACAGGAACTTGCTGATTTGCGTTTGCTGTCTGATGGTGTTCCAGGAATAGACTATTCCAAGGAAAGAGTGCAAAGCAGTCCTTCACAGGATG